AACTGGATGCCCTGCAATTACATCTGGAGTTGGTAGTAGAACTAACTTAGGTGGAACTGGTGGTTTCAATGAAATGTTATCTAAGGTTGCAGATGCACATCCAAGAAGTGAACTCGGTAAGAGTATGAGAAGAAGAAGTGCAAAGGAAGTCAAGACAGATGCAATCATTGAGAAGCATGTCAAGATGCAAAATGCACAAAAGAAACAAGGGAAACCTTTAAATAAGAAATAATTATGAATGCAATATTAACAGAAGATGAATATAGAGAGTTTAATGACAAAGTTCTAACTCTCACTAACAAGGGATATGACCTACCACATCAAGTGGAATATCTCGAAGGAAAAAAGTTTAAGATAACTCTTGCTGGTAAACATAATCTAGATGAACTAGATAGATTGACCTCATGAAGACTTTTGAACTTTTAGATTATGGGTTTGAATCTTTACCCACAGAAAACATTGATGGTAAAAGATATTATGTAACACCAACAGGTGAGAAATATCCATCAGTTACATCGGTCACTGGATTGATGAATAGAAAAGGTATCCAAGAATGGAGAAAGAGAGTTGGTGCAGAAAAGGCAAATAAGATATCAACTCAAGCTGCAAGACATGGAACATCTGCACATCAATTGTTCGAAGACTATATCAAAGGTGATAACTTTGAAGAGAAGTTTAAGTCTGCAATGCCTACAACACAACAAGCATTCATTTCACTAGAGGAAGAACTCAACAAGATTGGAACTGTTCATGCACTTGAAGCACCACTTTATTCTCATGAACTACAAATGGCTGGTAGGGTAGATTGTATTGCAGAGTATTTTGGTGATAAGATTTCAATCATAGATTTCAAAACCAGTGCAAAGATGAAAGAGAGAAAATGGATAGAAAATTATTTTGTACAGGAAACTGCATATGCAAAAATGTTTGAAGAACTTACAGGTAAAAAAGTCCATTCATTAATTACAATGATTGCAGTAAGTGATGGGTCTAGTCAGATATTCTATGAAGAACCAAGTGAAAAGTATACAGGAAAGTTACTGGAACTTCGTGGTCAGTACAAGACTGAGTATGGTCTCTAGTAATTAGACATTGCCATCCACATTATTAAAAATGGAAGGGCAATCGGTGCTAACATATAGAACGAGAACTCACAGAGGTCTCTTATAGTTTTACATATTTCACATCGATGTTCAATAATATAGGTAATAGCACGACTCATTTGAGTAGGGTCTCCTTATAAATAATAGTAGGTTAATAAATTAGATAAATTACAACAGGTTATAATAAATTATCACCTATATTTATAAAGAATAAAATTTTAGTTTATGGCATATTCAAAAAAAGTAGTAGATAGATTCAATGAGGTGTTAGAAAATCCACAGAAACATTCTGTTGGAAGGTTCGACCCTAAAGACCCTAATGTTGCAACAGGCATGGTAGGAGCTCCTGCATGTGGTGATGTTATGAAACTTGATTTAAAGATGAATGGGGACACCATAGAAGATGTCAAATTTAAAACATATGGGTGTGGTTCTGCAATTGCATCATCAACCATGTTTGTTGAAATGCTAAAAGGTAGAACAATAGAAGAAGCAAAACTCATTAAAGATAAAGAGATTGCAGATGCCCTTGAGTTACCACCAATCAAACTACATTGTTCAGTTCTTGCAGAAGAAGGAATTAAAAAAGCAATAGAGAACTGGGAAGAGAAAGTATCTCATAGAAAACACAACAACCCACCAAATTAATACTTGACAGATACCCATTTCGTAGTATACTAATATAGTAATGAAAATAAAAGTGATTATATGATTCTAACCAAGAAGAGGTTTGCAGAACAAATCGAAACAATTGTCTCAACCAAAAAGATAAATTACATTGATGCAATAGTTTACTTTTGTGAGTCTCAACATCTAGACCCAGAGTCAGTTAAAAACTTAATTACTCCACCTCTGAAACAGAAGATTGAGAGTGATGCGTTGTCTTACAATTTATTAAAACCAAATGCAAAGAAAGGAAAAGGTAAGTTACCAATATGAAAAAATTTAATCGTACACCACAAAGACAAAAGGAATGGGGAAGAAAACCTAAGAAACCATCTGGGCCACCACCTTTTGATGTCTTGATGAGAAGATTCAAGAAGAAGTGTGAACGAGATGGAATCGTTGCAGAGGTTCGTAAGAGACAATACTATGAGAAACCTTCTGCAAAGAGACAGAAAAGAATCAATGATTGGAAACGAAGAATCCAGATTGAGAAGTGGAGAGAAGAAGCTGCACTTGAACACTATAAACGAACCCATAGGAATTAGTAGGTGGATGCAAGGTTTGGATATGAGTCATACAAATTATATCTAGGGATTAAACTACATTATAATTCAGATTATGATTTCAATAGATACAATGGAAAAGTTAGTGCATCGTTTGAGAGTTATCTCAAGAGAAACGATAAATTCCAGTTTGCAAAACTTAGGAAACAACACAATGGACAACTTAAGGATTTCTATATTGCAAACTTCATGCACAAGGATTTTTGGGTAGGAGATTTATTCGGTGAAGAAGCAAAACAAAACTATACAGAATGGAAGAAATACAACCAGTCTCTTCTCTACTCTTTCGAGAAAGATATCAGATATCTTAACTCACATGAAGGAGTTTTGGACAGGATATTTAATAATACTGGTTCTAGTCATCCTTTCATTGTTCAGTCTTTGTTATCCAAATCCATATCTTTTGGAACAGGAGTATTACTTGACTCCTTACTTGGATGGAGTTCCAGCATAAAGATATCAGAACAATATGTTTGGCCAGAACTCAAACAACGATTACAAAAAACACATGGGTTCATTGGATACAACCAAGACAAATTAAAACAGAAGGTATTAGAAATATATGACTCTTGATGCAACAGTAGCAGAGGAACTTACACCTACGATGTATTCGTATCTAAACTTAGATGGTGGTAAAACTGCATACATCATAGGTAATGGTCAGTCTAGGATAGGATTAGACTTAGAGTTGCTTGGTGGGGACATATGGGGTTGTAATGCACTGTTTAGAGACTATACTCCAGACTACCTTACAATAGTAGATGTAAGTATTATGGGTGAATGTTGTGAGTCAGAGTATCCCAAATATAACAAATGTTATTTTTCTGGAGAATGGGAAGACCCATTAGGATTCGAAGAATACCTTATGATTAAAAGTACAATGGATGTTCCAGTAAGACAATGGATACATCCAAATCATTCTAAGATTACCATGCATGGAAAAGGTAATGGGAATATCGGTATACTTGAAATGCAAGCAATCGGTATTGAGGATGATTATAAGATTTCAAAAGTTGGTGGGCCAGAAGATGACTACCATCTATTTGAGAATTGGTTCGCAGGTTCTACTGCAGCTGCAATGGCATCTATGAACCACGACTACAATAATGTAGTTTTTGTTGGATTTGATTCACTTTGGAATTACGATTCGACTAAATATAATAACATCTATGCTGGAAGTGAATGTTATGGAACAGAGGATGACCCAGAGAACAACAGACTTGTTGAGACTGGTGACCAAGGCTGGATATCCCAGACAGACCAACTAAAGATTTTAGTTGACAGATTTCCAAACATAGATTATTATATAATGAAGGATGAATTAAGTGTTGAACCTTTGGAACAATACTTGGTTTAATAAAATAGTAATAAAATGCAAATACAATGCAATACGAGGATAAATATATGTCATTTCAAGACTTAAAAAAATCTAGAGGTGGATTCGACACCTTACAAGCATCATTAGAAAAAACTTCTAGTGGTGGTGAAACTAAATCCTACAACGATGAACGATACTGGAAAATCGATTTAGATAAAACTGGTAATGGTTATGCAGTTGTAAGATTCCTACCAGCACCTCAAAACGAGGATATGCCTTGGGTTCAATATTTTGACCATGGCTTCCAAGGGCCAGGTGGATGGTATATAGAGAAGTCATTGACTACTCTGAATGAGAAAGACCCAGTGTCAGAACACAATACTGAATTGTGGAACTCTGGTATTGAGTCAAACAAGGATATTGCAAGGAAACAGAAAAGAAGATTGCACTATGTGTCAAATGTTCTAATCGTTTCTGACCCAACACATCCAGAAAATGAAGGAAAGGTTATGCTTTTCAGATATGGAAAGAAAATCTTTGAAATGTTGAAAGACAAAATGCAACCACAGTTTCAAGATGAAACACCAGTGAATCCATTTGATTTATGGGAAGGTGCAGACTTTAAAATCAAAGTTCGTAAAGTAGATGGTTACTGGAACTATGATAAATCAGAGTTTGCAACT